GTGCGCAGTGCCGGGGGGGGGTACCCCAGTGCACATGACCCCAGTAGCCCCTATTAGCGTAAGCATATAAGCATGTTGTACCTCGTTTATGAATAGAACGCTCCCCTAGTAGCCCCTTACCTTCTTCCGCTTCTGTATGAAGCTCTACGGGTGCGAGGTTGAGTTCTTCTTCTTGTATCTCTGTAGGAAGCTCTACGGGTTCGAGATTCGACTCTCCGCTTCCCTGAAGTAGTTTTCTTCTTCGGCTTCGAGGCTGGTACGCTTCCCCTTAGTTCTCCATCCCTATACATTCGGAAAGCTATAGCGCGCGCTTGATCTAGTCCGAATCCTTCTCGCTGAAGCTTTGAAACTTTATAGGAGATGAGCTCATTATCTTTTTTACTTCGTGCCATAGCGAGCCTCCAGTTCTCTGATGATGATTAGAACCGTACCTAGTAACCCAAGGATGGGAAAGGCTTCCGTATGGGGAGCGCATTCGTATCCGCGAGGATTCCACTTGATATCTAAGTAAGGTATACCATTCACTGTTATAATAGAGGTATCTCCGATGCGAGTATGCTTAACTCCTTCGGGATACTTTGCGATGCCATCTGATAAGAGAGTAATCGCTTCTTCGATGGGTAGATCCCATCCCAGATCGATTCTCCCGAATACAGATTGGATAATAGATTCGTTCTCATTCATAATCATAATATAACTCAGGATTGACCGTTATGCCTACTATAAACGTACCAAAGAACATTCAGCTCATAGCCCAAAGAGCTATCGATTATAATCTATCCCTCCCGATGAGTAAGAGAGCGGCCTATAAGGATTCAGAGAAGGGAGAGAGAGTTCCCGGTACTGGAATGAGAACCGCGAGAAGAATCGCTTCGGGTGCGGTTGACTTAGAGCAGCTTCAGTTAATGGATGCGTGGTTCGCTAGGCATGGAGAAGCGGAGGAGGAGAGCCTCGCGCGTAGAGATAAGACATCCAAGGCAGCAATTGCATGGGCCTTATGGGGAGGAACCCCAGCTCGGAGATGGGTAAAGCAAGCTATAAAGAAGCTTGAAAACAGATAACCGCGCTCTAAATACAGATGATAACAGATGATATACAGATGAAAACAGATACCAGATTCTCCTATTACTTCGGTGTTGCCTTAGGTATAGCTTGTTTTTTAGCTTCCTACGTACTTCGGCCCTATATATAATATAATTACTACTATTAAAAAAGTATTCTATATATAGATTATAGGGAGAATATCGGTTTTTTTGGCTACACTTACGAAGCTATCGAGGCTATAACAGATTAGGGTATCTGTAATCATCTGTATTTTATCTGTAATCATCTGTATAATCTATCGAAGTATCTGTTATCGATGGATTATTCTACGCGGTAGAACTGAAGTATTAGTTAATCTACAGAGAAAAAAACAAACCCCAAGGGGAGAGAAGCCCTTGAGGTTTGAAAAACAACATAATAACCGATAGCCTGAAGCATTAATCAATCATTATTATTATAATCACTTCGAGATTAGAATCAAGTGAAAAGATTATTTTAATCTCCAAACTCTAGTTCCTTCGGATACTACCTGCTCATATCCATAGTCTCTAGCGATCTGAGCGATCCTTCGCGCATTACCTGAATGTTGCTGGGATACTGGAAGCTCTATCTCCTTCATAATCATCGAGGTAGTATTCTTCCCAGATACAATGGCATCCCGTACCTGTAGTGCCCAAGGATCATCGATTATGTAAGCTTGCTGGAGATGGGATAGCATCGCTTGAGAATCGCGCTCCAGATGCCATATCTCTCTATCTCTGAGAGCCTCCATAGCCTCAGCGAATATTTGATCTCGCCAAGTTCTTAGATAATCCGTATCGATACTTCCCGTACACGTGATAGGCCATACCCTTCTCTCTGGTCCATCGCTAAGGAACTGATAGTTATTCGAGGTTCCAGCGAATACCACTCTCCTTTGATAGCTCTTAGGGAACTGTTGATATGATGGCCTGAACTTATCGGATGCGCTAGATATGAATGCTTTGAAGTTATCCGCGGTTCTTCCCTGTAGCGAATGGAGCTCTGCGAGTTCCCATAGCCAAGTCTCCGAGGAATGAATAAGCTCTAATGAATCCTTCTTCGAGATATCGAGCGGAGAGTCAGCGAACCAAGCTTCCCCGATAAGAGTTTTTAACGCGGTAGACTTCCCTAATCCCTTCTCTCCACAGAGTACGAGGAAGGTATCCATCTTACACCCCGGATAGATGATTCGAGCTACCAGAGATAGGACCCACTTACGAGACATCTCTCTAATAAGTTGTTTCGAACCCTTGATAACTTGAGCGCGGAATACTACTTCGAAAAGATCATCGATTCGATGGCTGCCATCCCACTTGAGACTATTCAAGTAATCTTTAATCGGTTCTTCGATATTCTGATAGGCTACCCGTAGAACTGCGCGCTTGATATCGTGAGATGGGTACTTTATCCGGTAGCATCTCTCTACATGTAATCCAATATCTTCGAGATGCGGATCCCAGAGCTCCTCTCCATTCCACTTAATTTTATTCGCGTGATCATTGAAGCATAGCGTAGCGAACTCTGGATCATTCTCCAATATAACCGCGAGATTATTACGATTCGCGAATGGTTTGATCGCTCTCTTGAGGTTCCCTTCTTTATCATACTGCGGAGAAGGCTTCTCCAACATATCCCACGTATCGATATCCGCTCCCTCTGGAGCGTGTTTATATTCTGCATCGATCCCCATCTCGGATGCGAGCTGGAGTAGTTTTCTCATGTTCTCATTCATTTTTTACTAGCCTCGATTCGTTCTACTGCGTGATAATAAGCTCTGGTGGACTTGATAGCCTCCAATAAGAGCGCATGGAAGTTATCTTTATCTCCTCCTTGCTTCTCATTGATTACCTCACAGAATATCACCAGATTCGCGCTCGTGGGATCGTATCTTTTAGCGGTGTTAAAAGTACCCTGACCGAACCCATTCTCTACTACGAACGAAGTTACGCTCTTTCCAATTTGTCTTATTTTTGTTGTGGCCCATTTTGAATAATGCATTTTGTACCTCTGATTATTCGGTTATTTAAGTTGTTTTTCAGCTCTCCTTCTGTATCGAGTAGTAGCGAGCTGGTATTCTACTATCGACTCCATTGTAGACTTAATGATTTGATCGAACTCCTGTTCATTTCGTGCGAGCGCATCACATATCACGATCCACGAATCCAAGCGAGGTAAAGTTCTACCCTGCATCCATCTTAATATCGTACTCTTAGGGATTCCGGCTTTATCCTCTAGTATATCGAGGTTCCACTTACGAACTTCGATATATCTGAATAGTCTCATTCCCCAAGGAGTTAAAGTTTTAGGCATTCTCATAACAGATCCTCCAGTTTGCCCCACCATGTACATTTATTCGCGCGGTTACAGTGAGGCCATAAAACCGCGTGAGGAAGCGAAGGATCGATAGAGAAGTAAACCTCATTCTCTCCACAGCTAGGGCACCGGATACCGCGAGCCATATTACCCTCGACATTTGCCCCAGCTTTATTCGCTACTCCCATTCTAAATTCTGGATTATGGAATAGAGCCTCGATTCCCATTTTTTGTCCTTCTTTGCGCGAAGTCCATCTCTGGTATCTTCGAACAATCTTCGGAGCCTCGATGGGAATATGGGAGTAATCGAGATCGAAGTAGTTCCCAGTATGGTTATCGAATACCTCATGCACTTCCGAAGCTCCCTCATAATCAGGATGAGCGAATCGATAATACATTCGTGCACAATCGGTAAGAGCATTCGAATCCGGTTTTCCTACTGCGATAATCAGATCCCAGAACTCCTTAGCGGCCTTCGCTGCTCGCTTCCAGTCCTGAGCTGGTATAGGATTCTTCAGAGGAAGGATTACTCTATACTTATGATGGGCTTCGGAATGGGAGAAGGAAGTATGGAATAGATAATCATAATCTAAGAAGTTGTTATGGAATGCTATATCCGTACCATCATCCATATCGAATACTAGGCAAGAGATGAACCGCGCATTCGCTCCAGATCTACTTCCATCGAAGCTAGTAGGACTCCATAGAGGTAGAGTATTCTTCTGGGTTACAGGATAAGGTACTGCTGGCATCAGAAGCCCTCTACCCAGATCTCTCCGGGATACCTCATGAGAGATGGGGATCCTCGCGTATCGATTGGAGAATAAAGATATCTTGAATCGTTTATCCATCATCCCCTCCGAATAATCTGAGTTGTCTGGAATGCTTCTCGAAGCGTGCTACCGCTTTCGAATGATAATCGGGATCGATCTCCCAAGCATCCAGAGAATATCCAGCATCATAGCAAGCGAGCGCGATACTTCCCGATCCGAGATGAGTATCCAGTATTCTATCCCCTTCCTTCGCGAATTTATCCAGTAGCCATCTGTAGAGTTGGAGAGGCTTCTGAGTAGGATGGATCTTTCCCTTCGTTCGATTATCGAATCGGAAGATCGGAGCTGGTTTATTGTACGAAGTCCAAGCCATCTCCCATCCTGAGAAGTTCTCCCAAGGTTGGACCTTATCCCAAGCGATTACGCAGCGAGTAGGAGGGAGATCGAAGTAGTTTCCTCCCCATATAATCTGCTCTTTACTCACTCGGAAGAGCTCCGAGAAGTATTCTGGAGAAGGAGCGGTATCCCATCGATCGATCTTCGTATCTCGATTAAGAGTTCTATTTTTGAGCTTCCCGGAACCATTGAACGCGCTCTTCGTGTCCACTCCATAGGGAGGATCTACGATAGCGAGATCGTACTGGTTATCCTTCATCTCTCTCATCGCTTCCAGAGAGCATCCCAGATTCAGATTAATATTACCCATCTTCCCTCCATTCGTGAATGGTGAATAGAGTATGGGGATCCTCCGAGCGCGATGCGTAGTAATCTTCGCATGAGATACACACTACTCGATTATCATCGATCCAGATCTCG